GGTTAGTGCCGGGGATGAAAATGTCGAAATCCCCCTGCTTGGCGATGGTATTACAGGTTATGGGGGCAAGAGGGGCGCCGGGACGGGGGACGTCAGCGGCGCCGCGCTGCAGCAGTTGGCCAGCACGCTCTTTCAACTCATCAATCGAGAGACCGGTGAGAGTCGACAGAGCGTCGTACGACTCGTCTTCAGGGAGCTGCGGGAAGCATCCGAGCTCCGCGACCACGCGGGCCCACCAGTAATCAGAGGTGGGGGGTGGGCTGGAGGAGGAGGAAGACGAGGTGTTGGCAAACGTGCGGAATGCCCAAGCGGTCCATTCGGCAAGCAAAGGGGTTTGGGGATCAGTGGCGGCAAAACCACGGGCCTTGTTGAGTGTGTGGTCTGCGGGTGTCAGTTTCGGGTCGGGGTTTGCTGTGTGTTGTATTTTGTCGAGGTGGCGAAACGGGTCGGAGAACGATTCAGGGCCGGCCCAGGGGTTGTTGTACACGCGTCCGAGGAACATCACCGGCCCATTCTTGGGGCGCATGGTGGGTTTGGACTTCAGACCAACCTCCAGCGTGACTCGGGCGAGGGCCTTGGCGATGGAACCATCATCAAGGCCGTCGTCACCTCCGTAAATGCCAAGCGCCTTGTAGGCGTTGTCCTTGGATTTCCGGGATTCACGGAGGGCGCAATAAGCAACGAAGGCGTTGTTTAGTGTGTTGCGGAGGCTGGTGGAAGGAGAACCGGTGATGGTGCCGAAACCGGGAGAGTAGGCGGCGCCGCCTTTAGTGAAGGCGGGCGGGTCAATCTCAAACGTCGTTAATGCGGTGATCGCGGCGGTGTGCTCGCGACCAAAGGCGCTAATTAACATGACGCGGATGACGGTCGATTGCATTGGTCCATTGGTCCCATCAAACCGCGAATAGTCATTCTCAACTGCACTGGACCATTTGCTGGCCTTTTCATGCAGGAGTTTGGCAAACTCCGCGGGGGGACGGGAGAACGCGTACCACGAGGTCGTGGCGGCGAGGAACTTGGACAGAGGCAATGTGAATCGAGAGTACTCAGTGCGGTGGTCGGCTGGGACGGTGCTGATGTTGCGGGGGTCTTTGAGACCGGTGGCCTCCTTTTTGATGAAGGCTTTCACGACGAGGGGCTTCATTCCATAAATGGTCCGGATTTGCTCCAGGCTCGCGCGTTGGCTCGGGCGGCTTTGGAGTTCCTCGACCTCATCTTGGTCAAGAGGGCGGAGGAGGGACGATCCGTGGAAGACGTGATTGGCAAATTCAGCGAGGTAGGTGAGGTATTTGTCATGTGGGGTGATGTTGTTGCGGACAGCCTCAACACGGCCTGAAACGCACGCCCTCTCGCTCGTATCAGAGAGGAGGACTGTGGGGATCG